CTTCTGGCTTCAGCCAGACTTATCTCTTATAGGAGAATAGTATGAAGGAAGCCAGGAAAGTGTTTGAAGCATTGTCTAGGATGGTGTATGAGGAACATGCGTCTGTTGTCTCGGCCCATCAGCGTTATGCTGAGGCCTATAAACATGCTGAGGTTGCTTTTGTTCCTCAGCTGTTCGTAAAAGGACACAAGCGCAGGTATCGTCAGCTCATCAAAGCGCTGCTGCAAACGCAATCAGTGGTGGATGCGCGCCTGTGTGGCATTGTAGGCGGAGTCCCGGAAGGGAACAACCGCATAAGTGTCACACGACTGATAGATGACAAAGGTCAACCTTGTAGGCCGACGGAGGAAGAGCTCCTTTCAGAGCTCTCCGACTATCGACTTTTCAGGGCCATACTCAGTTATCTAAAAGAGTTACATGTGGTCTTCAATATACTCGAGAGTGATCTTGAGTTGTTTGATTTCCGCATGGACTGGTCCGCTCCAAACGTGGGAAATGAAGAACCCACCTGCCACTAGATAACACCAAGGGAGTATTTTACGGTCCATTCCAGCGACCGTACCACACTTTAACCGTTAGGATACTGAAATGGGCTTAACACCGTACACTCGGGATCGCTCTTTCTGGGCCGGGTATCAAGTTCGAAACTCGGCCAAGAACTGGCCAGCGAATCCCAACATCCAGACTAACAAACTGGTAGTTAGGAAACTCGATGGCTACCGCGATCCTGATTGGCGGAAGAAGATAGCTGACCAAACCAATGCAACAACTGGAATGGTCGCCTACTTCGACTCCGTAGATGTTAAGCGCTCCCACTGTACCTTTGTTAGGGTCGGTGGGTGCAATGGTGATCCAACTAGATACGAATCAACCTCTTCCGGTGACCATGCACCTTATATGGACAACGGGAGTTGGTTGAACGCGCTAGGAGGGTACACCAACGCTCTCAGTAGTGTGGATTCTCGTGCCAATGCGGCTGCTTTCAAAGCAATTCGAGACGCCCAGGTCTATTTGCAAGGCCAGGTCGTTCTCGGAGAAGCAAGAGAGACCTTCCGCATGCTTCGCCATCCCGCTAAAGCTCTCTTCGATCGAAACGATGGTTTCCTACGTAAGGTTAACAAAGCCAGACGTAGAGATGCCAAAGGTTGGTTGAAGACAGCAGGCGAGCTCTGGCTTGAGAACGCGTTTGGTTGGCAACCTTTGCTTAACGATGTCAAAGATGCTGC